GTTAATTCTTATCCTTGGTTCTCACCTGCTGGACAGCAGAGAGGAATCTTGAATAATGCAATTAAACTTGCATACAATCCAGATAAAGCACAAAGAGATCAACTTTATCCACTAAGAATTAACTCTATAGTTAATCAACCTGGAATTGGTATTCTACTCTTTGGAGATAAGACTGGTTTAGGTTATGCATCTGCCTTTGATAGAATCAATGTTAGAAGACTATTCCTAACAATTGAACAAGCACTACAGAAAGCAGCAGAAGCACAACTATTTGAACTTAATGATCAGGTTACAAGAGCAAACTTTGTTAATATTGTTGAACCATATCTAAGAGATGTGGAAGCTAAGAGAGGACTTTATGGGTTCCTAGTCATTTGTGATGAGACAAATAACACTCCTGATATCATTGATAATAATGAATTTAGAGCAGACATCTTCCTGAAGCCTGCCAAGTCAATCAACTATGTTACTCTTACATTTGTTGCCACCAGAACTGGTGTTAGCTTTGAAGAAGTAGCAGGTCGAGTTTAACTTATTAAATCTAAATAACAAAAGGAGATTTTAAAAAATGGCAGTAATCCCACAGAGAACGATTTCTCAATTTAAATCCAAACTGATTGGAGGCGGTACTCGCCCCAATCTGTTTGAGGTTCAAGTCAATTTCCCAGATGGTGTAGACCTTGGTATTCAAGGTGATGGTGGTGGAGAGTTTGATGGAGATAGATTTAGATTTTTATGTAAAGCAGCACAATTACCTGCATCTAATGTAGCAAACCTTGAAGTTCCTTTTAGAGGACGTGTTCTTAAAGTTGCTGGAGACAGAACTTTTGATCCTTGGACTGTTACAGTGATTAATGATCAAGATTTTGGTCATTATAGAGCATTCCAAGCATGGGCGCAGAACATTGCTCAGTATGGAGATTCCTCAGGTTTAACTGATCCTTCATCTTACATGGGTAATGCAACAGTCTATCAACTTGGTAGAAATGCTACTACTCAGCAAGGTTCTAATAGTCCTGCAACTGATAGCAACATTCTTGCTCAATATAAGATGGTTGATATTTTCCCAACCACAATTGCAGCAATTGATCTATCATACGATACAACTGATACAATTGAAGAGTTTACAGTTGACTTCCAGGTCCAATACTGGTATCCTGAGAGAGCAGGTGCTGGAGCCTAATAAATAAACATATAAGGTTAACTTTTAATAATGGCAAGGTTATTTGGATTTTCTATAGAGGATACGGAAAAGATGC